GGTCGTCTCCAGTCGTTGGCGGGGGTTCGCCTACCCTACAGGAGACAATCTCACACGCAAGTGACGGACTGTCTCAAGACACTAACGGGCGACGGCTCGCACATACGCCTGACAGGCACGCAAGGCAATCAGGGCGCTGTCGCCGTCGTCGGTGATGCGGATAATTCGCTGAGCATGCGCTGGGTCAAGTCGGGCTCGCGGGGCTGCATGAACCACGCTGCCGGCGGCGGTGGCGGCCGGCATTGGGCAGCCACTGGAAGCGTCGAGAAGGACTGACAGCCGCACATCAGCAGTAGCCAGGCGGTCACGCAAAGCGGCTTGAGTACGTTGGGCATCGCTCAACTCCCGGGCATGTTGTTGGTCGATGGCACTGAGCTGTTGCTCAAGGGCCAGCCGTCTGTCTTGTTCGGCCTGCTGTAGATGCAGGGCTTTCTGGGTCTGTGCGGCCGACAAGCGTTCAATCTGTGCCCCGTACCGCCACGTCTGCACCTGCCAGACAACGGCCACCAGCACGCATACGCCAATCGCAACTAAGAAACGCATAACACCGCCTTCGCCCGCGCCCACAGCTGCAAACGATCCTCCAGGCCATTGAGCCCGCCGTTGATGCGCCGGGTGATGGTGGTGAACTGGTCCTTGTCAGCGAGTTCATTCAAGCCATTGCTTTGCCAGAACCAGGCGGCGGATTCAGCAGCCCACTGGGGCTGCTCCAGCAACATCGGCTCGCGCAATAAACGATCATCACCAAACAATGCCTGGCTGCAGGCCTGGTAGTTACGGCGCCCCGTCACCTGGATCAGCCCCCGGCCCCGGTACTTCTGGCCGTCGCCGTCCACTTCAGGAGTATTGCCCAGGCGCGCCGTCAGGATGCCAGTGTCGTACTTGCTCAGGTATTGATCGCTGCCCAGTTCGCGCACGTAGCGCAGTTGCCCGGACTCGTGGCCGACTTGGGCCAGGAAGGCGGCGATGCGTTGTGGCGTGTTGATTTGACGGTGGAGCATGGCGCAGTTCAGCGCAGTAATGAAAACTCCCGCCTTGATGCGGGAGTTCGGTAGGATAGTTACGAGTTGCTGCTCAGACAGGACCATATTGTCTCCACATCAGAAACCTCAAACGAAGCATGAGGGGTGTCAATGGCGCGGTTTATTCCGCGGGGGACAAACCGCTCGCGCTGATCGTGCAGCGATAGCTGTCTTTGCGCTTGCCACTGGCCGTCACGGTATTGATCGACCAACGCCCCTGCATGAAGCCTGGCCATGACTCATCCAGCAGCAACAAGCCTTCAGCGGCGAATGCGGGGTTTCCAGGGCAAATCACCTCGATCTTCAGCCCTTCACGTCTCACACGGCGCATCTCGCCTTCAGCAGCGGAACGGGCTTCGGCTTCGTTCTGGTAACGCTGCGTAACCTCTTTAAACGGCTCGATACCCACCTGCACCACGTTTTTCTTACCGGCCGCCGCATCCCACCAGGACGCTTGTGCGCCGTCATATTTGGCGCGACTGCCCTCGGACATCTTGGCGCTGATAAAAGCACGCTCACCCGGGCGATTGTCACGCGTCAGCGACAGCCGCACATCCGGCAGGGTCTTGCCCGACAACGACGTGAGCTGGCCTTTTCGGCCCAGCACATAAAACTCATCGACCGGCTTGGCCACGGCATCAAAACGTCTGGCCAAGCGTGTCAGCAACGCCATGTCACTTTCGTTGGTCTGGTCAATGTGGGAATCTGCTTGCCTTCGAGGTCCAGGCGCCACCCGTGGTGAATAACCGTAGCGCGCCGTCAATTGACGGAACAGCGCGCCCAGGGTGATCGGCCCGTGACTGGCGGTGCGACGTTGCTTGAACCCGTCCATGTCAAACGGTGCCGCCGTGGCCTCCAATGCCAGGCGCATGGGAAACAGTGACGGTGTGCGCTTGGTGATCTTGAACGTCCCCTTGTCCACCAGGCCGGTTTCCAGATACCCCACGCGCAGACCGATTTTCCCACCCAGGTCGGGCAGGCCATCAAGGCCCTCGATATCGAGGGTTAACTTGAGATGGTCTGAGACAAGACCGGCCGTATCACTATGCTCCCACTCCAACAGGCGTTCGTTGAGCAGCGCGGCATTGGCTCCGTAAATTTCCACCACTGGCGTATATCCAAGTGTCATAGTCGCTCCTTAGTCCCAGGCCGAAACGGGCTGCTTCGCAATGGGCTGCCTGTCCAGTTCCGGCACAATCACACTGACACCTGCCGGCAGTACTGCGCCCTGCTCGGCCAACCCTGGGTTCAACCGCCACAGCACTTCCTCGGCGGCATCGTCACAGCGGCCAAGCTCGCGGTACAGCAACAGGTTCACCGAATCACCAGCAATACTTCGCACCCTACGCATTGACGAACTCCTCCAATACCAGCGACCAATTGATAACCATGGCGGTGCCATCGTCGATCACATTGGATTGTTTTTCGCTCACCGATTTGATCGTCCACAGCCCCCAGCTGAGGCCTACGCCATCGACCAGCGGCAATGGCGCACGCAGGGCTTGCAACGCACGCAGCTCATCCAGGCGTGCCATGCCGGTTGCCCGTGCGGCCTTACCGCCGAAGGTCAGCGTTTCAAGCTCTTGGCCGACCTGGCTGGACTTGGGTTTGCCGGCAATAATCGGCAGGCCGACCCATCCACCTGTGCTGGCGCGGTCCAGGGTGTCGTAGGCGAATCCACGAGACAGCCCGAAAATAAACGTGCCCAATGCCATCTGTTGCCGCATCACACCCCTCCAATATCGGTCAGTGCCGAATCACGTCGCGACCCCAGCAGGTCGCTCATCGACAGCGGCGAAAATTGCGCTTCGATCTGTTGCACCACCAACTCCGCCAGCTGTTGATAGCTGGCCTGCTCCGTTGCATTGATGGTGATCTGCGGGGCGAACGTGACTTGACGGTTGTCGGCCTGGGCATTGTCCAGGCGCTTGCTGACGTCGGCGGGCGCGGGCAGGCGGTCGCTTGAACCGAGCAGCTTGTCACCGAGCCAACTGCCAGCCTCACTGCCCAACAAACCACCGATTGCACCACCGACCGCTGTACCGACACCGGGAAAAATCATGGTGCCGATGGCCGCACCGGCAGAGGCCCCGGCCCAGGCGCCACCGGCGGCACTGAGCCCGGCACCGACGGCTTTGGCGTCACCGTTGCGCACGCCCTCAACCACATCCATAGCGGTGTCCACATACCGCATCGGGCCGAGACGACGGGCACCGACCGACTCCAGCCGGGTCATGGTGCCGGCCAACCGCGAAGTCGAGGCTTGAGGCAAAGGGGGCGCCTGCGCAGCGTGCAACGCAGGCGGCGTGGGCAACATCGCCTTACCCAATCGATCGGATGCATCACGCAGCCAATTACCGAGCCTGCCGCCTTTTTTACCCGAGCCCTTACCGGGGGCTTTACCGGAAGTGCTTTGCTTACGCTCACGCTCGTAGCCCGGTGGCAGAATAATGCTGGGGCGCGTGGAGCCGCTCTGCGACTCGCCAGGGCAGCAGCAACCTTGACCCTTGTCCTTTTCTTTATCGTAACCGCCGTCCTTGAACAACGTGCCAACCCCGGGCAACTTGCCCAGCGTCATATCCACCAAATTGCCCGTCACCCGCTCTTTAATCGTCTCGCCCACGCCCGAAAAAAATTCGGAAACCACTGGTGAAACGACCGACGACATCACCGTTTCAGCAGTCTTGAGCGATTCAGCGGCGACCGGTGAATCGCCGGCCCAAGTATTGACGGTGTCCAACACGCCGGTTTTAGCCCGCAGCCATGTGGCTTCTCCCAGGACCGGCACAGGTTCAAGCGTTTTGGTCAACCGCTCCGTGCTTTTGGTCGACTCTTCGCGCAAGACCGTTATTGATTTTTCAGGGGGGCGTTTCGATCCAAACGCAAAGCTGGCATTCGCCTGCTGAAAAGCCGTGACCGGGTCGAGGCGCTCCATATTGCGCACCGTCAAGGCTTCGCGGGTCAGGCGCCGATCATCCACCTTGCTCGACTTGAACTCCGTGGCGCTGCTCGGCTCAATCTGCCTGTCAGTTCTGGACGGGTTAACGTCAACGGCTTCAAGCCGCGATACAGAGGCGCGCAGTCCATCCACGCTGCTGCGCAGTAACCCCAGGGACAATGACAGACCACTGAGCTGCAAGCTTGCGTTAGTCAGCGCCACGCTCATCGGGTGTATCGGTGCCGTCTCACCAAGGCGCTCAGGTGCCAACGCGCCTGAGTTGACCATGGCGGCGTCCTTGCCGACGACCGCCTGGCCATCCTTGGCCGCGGCATACGCCAGCGAATACTTGTTCTGCATCCCGCTTACTCCTGTTTGACGCCAAGGCGAGTGATCGCGATGTCGTAGCGGCGCAATGCTTTTCCGGCGTCCCAGTCGAGGATCTCGGCCTCATTGACTGAGTAAATCAGCGGCACCACATCGAGGATCACTTCGATGTCGCGCTCCGAAAGAAGTCCGCCGGTTGATTTAAAAAATCGTCGATACGCTCCTGCAATTCGGTCCAGTCAGGCACGGTCAGGCCGGCCAGGTCAGGAATCATCAGGCCGGCGCAGTGCGCGGTGATGAACTCGGCGCGCTCTTTGTTGGTGGCGAGTTTCTTCATCACCTTGGTAGCGCGCAGCGCGGGCATTTCCAGGGGCAGTTCGATGAGGTTTCGGCCGGCTGCGTCGAGGGGCAACAGCAGTTGGACGGGTTGGTCGTGGGTCGAGTCCGCTTGTTCGCCGAGAAAGAACGACGCAGGACGCGTCGACATCTCGTGTACGTACTGGGCAATGCTCACGTAATCCGGGCGCTTGAGTTGGTCGAGTTCTTTTTCCGACAGGCCGGTGGCGAGTTTCGCCAGTTCGAAAAACTGGTCGTCCTCGTCATCACCGGCCCGGGCCAGCGCGTCTTTTTGCGCGGCGTAGTACAACGGTTTGAGTTGCACCTGCTCGATTATCGCGCCGGTATCGGCGGTGATCGGGGACAGCAGGACATGCAGCGGTGGCATCCAGGCCATGAGACAGCTCCTTGGTGAAGTATGGGGGCGAGCACGCCCGCCCCCGGGGCATTACGGCATCAGCACGGCGCGGCGCGCATCGCCGAGGATGTCGACGCCGTTCAGCACGAACTTCTGGGTGCGTACATCGATGTCGATGACCGGAATACCGTTTTCCAGGCGGTTGTAAGTGCGGCAGGACAGCTCCAGGGTGGTGAGTGCCTTATCGCCCATCTTCAGCTTCGCTTCGGACAGGGATTTGAGCTTGCCGCCAACGGTGTGGTAGGTGAAGTAGGTCTTGCCATCCTGATCCTGGCCGGCTTCGCGCACGTTGAGCAGGATGTCATCACCCAGGCGTACGCCCAGCGCGAGCATGATCTCCGGGCCGGCACCTTGCAGCACCAGCGTGGCGCCGAGCACCTTGCCGCTCTTGGCCATTTCCTCGGCGATAAAACGCCCGCCGGACATGGGCTCCATGTCGAACTCGATCTTCGGCGGAGTGAACTCCTCCACCGTCGCGGATAACGGCAGGCCTTGAAGGGTGGCCGCGATGGCCTGTCTGACTCGGTTGGTAAACATTAGAGAACGTCCTCCAGGAACTGCTCGATGATTTCATCGCGGGCATTGAGTTGATAAATCATGTGTTCATTCGGCGCGTAGCGGCCGTAGTCGATGACGATGAACCAGGTGCCGTTCTTGTACTTCTCGACACTGTTCAATTCCGGATGCAGGTACACGCTGCCACCAGGGATGGTTTCGTCGGCGACCAGGGTTTGCAGCCAGTCGTTGATGCGCTTGACCTCCTGGTCCATGAAGGACTTGGTGAGGTTCTTGGCCATGGCTTTCTGGCCGGCCTTGACCAGCTTGCGGCTGATCGCGTCTTCGAGGCCGACGTAGCTGATGAACTTGCCGGTGATGGAGCGGTTACCCAGCAGCGAGAAACCGCCGAGGATGGTACGGGCGTAGTAGCTCACGCCGTAGCGGTTGAGCAGGTCGCCTTCGGTGGAGGTGTCGAGGATGTTGTACTCGACCACGCGGGAAACGTCCTCGGCGAACGTCACCTGATTGCCTGGACTTTCCCACTGCTTGACCTTGGCCAGCGCAGCGATAGCCAGGGACGATGGCGCGAGGAACACGTTTTTCTTGGCCGCCTTGGAGTACACCGACGGCATGTTGTGCACCAGAAGGCAGCGGTCAAAACCGAGATCGGCGCCGCCCAGTTCACCGCTGTAGGTCACTTGGTCGGCGACGCTTGCGTCTTTGCCATCCAACACCACGCGGGCTTTGATGCGTTTGCCGAACGAGGCGAACTCACCGGCCACGGCCTTGGTGCCGGTGAAGCCGGGGGCACCGATGATGGTCAAGTCTTCCGGTACGCTGGCCAATGCGGCCAGGCCCAGCTTGCGGCCGGTGACTGGCTCATCGCCGCCGATCACATTGTTGAGCGTATCAGCCGGGGTGGCGCCCTCCTCCACGATCACCACATAGACCGGCACCTTCACCACTTTGAGGATCTGGTACACGGCATGGAACAACGTGCCCGACTCAGTGCCGGTCGGGTCCAGCAGCGCCTGGGTGGTGAAACTGTTGATGCGGAACGGCGCATTCTTCGGGATCGACGCATGGGCCTTCGGCGCAGTGCCGACCAGGCCGATCACGTTGTCACCCAGGCCACCCATGGCCTCGGGGGATTCGGTGGCATTCACGGTGATGCCGTTGTGCTCGAAGTTCAGAACCTCAGCCATGGTCAGTCAGCCTTCTTCGGGGTGGAGTTGAGGACGCTGGTCAGTTCCAGGCGGCCGGCGGTGCGCAGGGCGGATGCTTCGACGTCCAGCAGCTCCAGTTCCTCGCCGACGGTGGACCAATGGCCGCCTCCGGTGGGGAAAGGGATGAGGACGGTGTAGGTTTGGCGGTTTTGCATAGGGACAAATCTCCGGGTGGAAAACGCCAAAGCCCCTGCGGGAGGGGCTTTGGGAGGCGAAAAAAAACCGCTTTCGCGGTAGGTTATTTAAGGAATATTGGCAGGTCCGGCCATACCACCTTATAAGGGTCGCCGGAGTCTTGGGGCACATCACGCACGGCCTGACGATACAGCGCGAGCTCACTTCGTTGCGCATCCGTGAGTGGACTATCTACGGCCTGCATTGCATCTGTTGCGTTCAGCAACTGTCGACGACAGGTACGAATGGACGCCCACTCGGCGAGGGCGATAGACTCAGGATTAGGTTTGTATTGAGATCCCACTTCAATTGTTTCGCTCATTTAAAACTCCACCTTATCTGTCAGTGACAGTTTCGACTTAAGACTCCCCACTGCAAACAACCCTCCGATACCGACCTGCATTGTATCGATACGAATGGTTGTCACATAAATGCTTGGAAACTTCAAGCGCATAATCACATTACCAGTCGAATCGGTGTAAATTCCTGGAGACATGTTCCCGAAAACGGCTTTGTTCAATACTGCCCTTTGAGGCGAGTAGCAGTAGCCCACAATAGTCTCGTCTACGATAGTTGCACTGCCGTAGCTGTAACCACGAATATTAAACCAAAACATTTGATCGTGAGTATTGATATTCACCGGCAGTTTGAAGTGCATGTAAATATTATCCGACGTGCCTAGATCAACGACGGAAAATCCGCCAGATGCACCTGTGTTTTGGGGCCCACCGGTACCCCACACGCCGCCTTGGAACACGTTAAGTTGGACCGAACCTGATGCCCCTACCAACCCAACCATATCTTTTTTGCTGCGGAATTCATCAAACTCTGCACGCGCCACATCCATCCGTGTGTCAATTTGAGAAATTTTCCCGTTGACGACAGCTGTCAAACTATCTGTTGCAGTGACCAACTCACCTATTTTCTGCTCAATGCCCATATTGAACCTCTTAATTATTAATCGTCCCGAATAGTGCTAACGCAAACAGCCTTCAGATTATTGTTAACCGTTATTTTCCAGAGCCATCACTCGAAATAACACACCGACGTGCCTGGCCATATTATTCACACTGGCGGCTGCTAAAACTGCCAACTCTTCCGTAAGCAACAAGTTATAGTTTTCACTCCCCACCACAATCGTCACACTGTTCGCTGGCAATGGCGAAATATCCAGCGTGAATTTTTGCAGTACTCGCGCTGCCGCCGCTTTATACGTCAACAACTTCCCTGCCACGGAATACACCGCCAGCAAAGTCCCGCTGGCGAGATAAAACCCGAACTCGCCGATTTCATATTCGGCCTCGCCATCAAACAGTGCGGCCATCCTGAGTTGCCGGTCGCCCAAGTCCTCGTAATCCACAATGGCGACCCGTTGGCGCTCATCGCGCAAGGCTATTTCCGAGCCGTCAGGGCTGTAGCGGCCGGTACCGGCACCAATGTGGGTGATTTCGCCTTTCAAGCCCTGGTTCTTTGCCTGCAGCACTTCATCCAAACCTTTGGAGGTGAAGCGCACCAGGCGCGTAATGTCATCTGTCATGGCTGCGCCCTGAGGTCGTAGTCGTTAATGGTGTAGTGACGGGTGGCCCCGACACTGTTAAGCCGAGCAGCCAACGCCAACTCCGGTAGTGCGCTGGTCAGAGAAAACTCACCATCACTCAACGAAGCATGTGCGACTTGAGTGAACGCAAGGCGCCCTTGGGTTTCGAGAACGATGGTGATCGTTGCCAGGTCCCGCTCACTCTGCGCTGCATTGATGCGGCGGATCAGGCGGTTGTGGTCACCACTGGACCAACTGCGCCCGATGATGGCCTGCACATCAAAGGTGTAAGGCAAGCCCAAGGGTCGCTGCTGATACCAGGCACTGATGTTGGGAGTGAATCCCAGTGACTCCACCGCGTGAACGAGCGCCTTCGGTGTCCCCGCCTGACGCTGTATCTGCCAGGACAAGGCCACAGTCAGGCGTTTTTCCGACTCGCTGGCGTCAGCATCCCATTCACTGACGCCGCGGTCGGCGGCCAGATAAGGAAGAAACTCGCTGGGCGTTTGCAGCGGACTCATCAAGGCCGGAAATGGCGGACTCACTCGATCCAGCAGCCTGCCAAACCCCAGGTCCAGCGCCCTTTCCAGCGGTGAGCTGTTGACCGGCAACAGGCTCGCTTTGGGTTCATCCATCATAGCGTGCGCACCTCCACCTCGACGCCCGTGCAATACGGGGCCTGGAACGCGGTGCTGATGATCGGCTCCAGCGGCTCAAGGATTTGCAGTTGCGCGGCGCCGGCACTGTGGATCGCGTAGTCGATCCAGCTTGGGTCAACCCGGCCTTCCAGGCGATGGCAGGAGTCGGCGTAGGTTTGCAGCAGTTTCTGTGCAGCAACCTGGGTCAAGCCAGAATCCGGGCCGGCGTTGATCTTGGCGATCACGCGGATTTTGTAGCGCTGGATCTGTGCTCCCTGGACGGTGACCAGATCGGTTTCCGGCCTTACATCGGGCCGTGCGAAATGTCGCCGCACGCCGTCAAGCAAATCGGCGGAAGCGGTGCCATCACCCTCCCTGGAAAGCACGGTGACCATCACCTCGCCGGGCGCGGTGCGTCGAGCGTTGCCGTCCTTGACCTGCGCCGCGTAGCCGTCCGGATCAAAGGTGTAGCTGACGGTCACTACGCCCGGCGTGGCGCTTTGCACCTTGACCGATGGCCGCTCGCCCAGGGTGAACACCTCACGCCGGTACTGCATGCGCGAACCCGCCGCCGGGGCGTGGGGCGCCAGGTAGTAACGCAGGCGGGCGTCGTCGTCGCTTTCCAGAATCGGCGGCACCGGCGGGAAAGCAGCCGGGTCACCTGGGTCGAGGACCTGGCGCTCCAGCCCCATATCAGCCAGGCGTGCGTCCAGGTTGCTGCCGGTGGCCCACCAGGCCAACATCTGCTTGATGCGGGCGTTGTACTTGCGTTCGTGGGTTTGCAGGCGCACGCAAAATGCTTCCAGGGCCAGGGTCAGCAGTTCGCTTTCATTGTCGAGGCTGATCTTGAGTTTGGCCGCGCTTTGCGGGGCGCGAGTGGCGACGTAATCAACCACGAAGGCCTTGAACTCGGCCAGCAATGGTTCGAACTCATCGACCGCGATGATGGCCGGTTCGGCCAGTTGGTTCTGGCCAGGGATCAACATGCTCATGTCACGACCTCGAAGGATTGCTGGCGGTTTTTCCAGGTGCCGGCAAAACGCAGCAACAAACCGGCGCCCTGACGGGTAGCGACGATGATCTGGGGCTGAAAGTCGGCGATACCGTTCTGGGGGTTATAGAACGCCTGGGCGGCGTGGCTCTGGGCGAGGATCAGCAGATCGTCACCGAGGTTCTGCCCGAGCAGTTGCGGGATCAGCGAGCCGTACAACGGGCGCTTCTGGCGAGTGCCCACGGGAGTGGTCAGCGCTCGGGTGGCGCGCTGCACGAATTGCAACCAGTCATCGACGGCTGCCCCGGTGTCACGGTCGATTCCAATCATGGGATGTCCTTATCAGGGGCTGATGACCCGGCCTTGATGGTCCACCACCGGGCCGGTGAAGTGCGCGCCGCCGGCATCCAGCAACAGGCTGGTACCGCCTACTTGCAGCGTGATGCTCTGGCCGCTCATCGTCAGGCTGGCGGCGCCGACCTTGACGTAGACCTGTTCGCGAGAACCGATAAACGTGGTTGGGCCGTTGACCCAATTGAAGGCGTGGCTGGCGTCGTCGTAGTCGCTCTGGGTGCCGTCCTGATAACACCGCCGGGTCAGCGTCGGAACACTGGAAACCGGCGGAAAACGATCGCTGTTCAAGCCGAACAAGGCCACCGACTGCGCCCCACCCTCGCCGCCGCCATAGTTGAGCAACAAGCATTGCTCGCCCACTGAGGGAATACGGGTTTCGGTCTGCGCCCCGGCGCTGGGGTTGAAAAACTTGATCGCCGGACTGAGTAAGTCCCCGTGGCTGATCGTGCAGGTATTGCTGGCGGCGTCGACCTCCTGGCACACGCCAATTCGGCAGAAGCTTTCTGCGCGTCGATAGAGATCTTCAAGCTGGGCTTCCATTTCGGCCAGGCGCTCGACGATCGGCCCCAGTTGCATGCGTAGCAATGCATCGAACATGGGCTACTCCTGCAACGGGCGGTATTGGTCGGGATCATCGATGTTCGTGACTTCCCAGGTGCAGGCAAACAGCGGCTTGCCTGTGGGATCTTCGAGCAGCGACGGGCCAAGATAGAGGGTTTGGATGAATGAAACAGTCCAGGTGTCGTAGTCCGTTTCCGCGCTGGTAAGCACGGAAGGTGCCGCGACAATCGCAGTGGGCAGGTCACATTGATCGGGCGGCAGGCCCCAGCGGTTATCCAGGGCCAAGTCCATCAGTTGGCTGGCCAGGTCGCAGGCGTCAAAGGGCGTCGAGCCACTGACGACCGTGACCTTGAGTGAAACCGACAAGACATGCGCCTTGCGCCCGGCAAGGGAGCGAACGCCCGGGCCGTTGCGCTCCACGCTGATCAAAATGCCGTTTTTGTCGCCCGTGTCGGAGAAGTCATGGTGATTGCCGACCCGTAGTTGTGGGAACGCGCGCTTCAGCGCGTCCCCAATCGCCACAGGCAGTTGTGAAGGTTTCTCGAGAAGTGTCATCTGCTTGCATCCTTGCAGCGCTTACTGCTGATCCGGGCGAGAGTTCGGGGCCTGGTTGACCCCGATGCGCTTGGCGGCCCAGCGTTCATAAAGGCCGATGGCCACGTCCGCACCGGCCATGGCGGTGAGGCAACCAATGGCCCCGGCGGTCCAGATCGACATGCCGGCGGCGTAGCACAGCATCAAGGCCGAGACCCCGCAGACCATGCACGCCCCGGACCGCAGGGCCAGGCGCCGGATCAACGACCAACCGCGGGCGCCCTCCTTGTCGGCGCGCCACATTTCGCCGGACACCCCGCCGATCAGGGCCAGTACGATCACCAGCCAGATAGGCATTTCCGCTAACGCTTGCTGCTCGTTTGTCATGTCACGCCTCCTGGCTGAGCACTACCGGCGCCGGGCCGGCTCTTGGGTAAATCCATTTCGTAGGTAGGCATTCCAAAAAGCCCGGTTGCCCGGGCTTTTCAGTAATGCGGTCCATATTCGATCTTTCGGCGCTACTGGCGCGGTACGGATCTTTCCTCGATGTTTTTCCGACCACGATCCCTGTCTGCCGGATAACTGCTTCTGGTGCTTTACGCTGCACACCCGGGTCAGTTGCCAACCCTCTGAACCGTTATGAGGCCGGTTCATCGCTGCCTGTGTTGGTTATGCTTTGAAACTAAAGAGCGTCGGCATCCTTGCCGGTATTGCCTGGCATCCCTGCCATCGCTCAGATGGCGTCCTTGCCGGTGTTGCGTGCCTTCCTTGTCTTTCCTGGCAGCATCCTTGCCGCCTCCACCAGGCCTTGTTTGGCTGGCTTGAGATGAAGAATAGATATGTATGCATATACAGTCAATGCACAAATGCATTTATTTTTAGCGGATAAATGCATTGACGCATTTATAGCCTTATAGGACGGGGGTTTGGCGATTTTCTGCAGACGGAAAAAAGCCCGCTCGTTGGCGGGCTTTGTCTTACGCGGGAAGGTTAACGGGCGTACATACCCCACCAAAACACATGACCCAGGATGCTGATCTGCTCATCCTGGATATCCTGGAAGCTGTAGTCTTCATCCGGGTGCTCATCGCGGTTGAAACTGCGCAGGCGGATCCCGGAAGGCAGGCGATAGAGCTGTTTCACGCGCAATTGGCCGTTGTGATTGATGGCATACAAGTCACCATCGACGATATCGCCGATGCCACTCTTGCCCGCGTTCACCCCGACCGTCGCACCGTCGCGCAGCACCGGCAACATGCTGTTGCCGCGCACCGTCACGCACTTGGCCTGGTCGAACTGCACACCGTTATGCCGCAGGCTGCGCTTGCCGAACCGCAGGCTGGCCTTCTCGCTTTCCTCGATGACGAATCTTCCTGATCCAGCAGCCAATTCAACCTCGCGCAGAAAGGGGATCGACACCTCGTCATCATTGACGGGCGTGTCGTCGTCCCACAGGCTTATGTCCTTGAGTTCCGAATGCATCGGGTCGCGCGCGTCATCGCGCAACGCGCCCATCGCCGCGCGCCCGCGCAGGTAATCGGTGCTGACACGGAAGTACTCGGCGATACGGGAGATGTGCTTGTCCGACGGATCAACGATCTTGCCGCTGAGGATCCGGGACAGCGTGGATTGTGGCACGCCGGTGCGCCGGTAAAGCTCCGTGGGGGAGATCCGGTCGCGGTCCAGCAATTCTCTTAAGACGATAGAAACGTTGCGTTTTTGCAT